ACCACCTTCTCAAATCTATTTATCAAACCAAAGCTTCTATCGTAAAATATGCATAAGCAAAAGTACAAGTACATTCTGCATAAGTGGTATCAGTTTCCTGAGTGGAATATTCAATTGCTGTTAAAGATGTAGGAAATGATTCAAACATTTGAATCTTAACAATCGGATTATTTTTACTACTTAATATAAACATTTCTATATCACTATACAATGTCCGATCTACCATATCTACAACTTGCCCAGGGGTACTTCGATCTATAATTTGCTGTGAAGCTCTTGATGTTCCATCTGGACGTGGCTGTCCTTTAAACTGACTACCTGATGCAGGAAAACCAATGTTCACTAACCAGTTATGCATCTCTTGATAATTTTTTAATTGCTCATCTACTATGAAAGTAAAATAAAAATCGTCATAGGTTAACTTATCACCTACTACTGGCATATCAGTAAATGGAGTTGCCTGCACGGCTTGACCTAAGCTTACACCTGGTATATTTGCTCTAGTAACAAACCATTCAGTTATAGGAAATAAAGGTAAGTATACCTTAAATTGATTAATCTGTGAATAATCAAATATAGCAGGCTGCCGAGAGATTGCTCCCTCGGTGCCTGTTGTCGTATTACTAGTTGTTCCGCCTGTATCAGCCATAATTTATGGAGTAGCAGTCCAACCTCTCCCACTTGCATCTTGTACTTTATGATATTCTATCACTACATAACCAACACTTGCACTACCAGCAGTTAAAAGTACATCTCCTGTAATCCCACTAGCTGCATTATTAGGAATGGAAGGTTGACCTGGCATGAACCCATAGGTTCCATTTCCATTCAGTGATAATACTACTATATTAGAAGTAGCATCCCACAGTATGTTAGTTTGTGTTGAGAAGGACCAACTCATCTTTGCGATAGTTACTAATCCGAGTGGGCTAGCAACGTGTCCTATTAAACCTGAACAATCTAAAATATTTAGAACACTACTAGTACCAGTAGTGGTAGTTTTTATAATTGTTCTATATCTAGAATCTTGTATTGTTTGATTTACAACAGCCATAATTCTTTCTCCTTGTTGTGGGGCTGGAGTCTACTCTCCCCCTTTTACAATGACTCCTCTTCATTACTATTTATAATTACCATGGACGCTTAAATTGTATTCGCGCCCATCCTCTTTCATGGACATAATAGAGACCCATCTTCGTGAATACTTCCACCGATGCAATTGCTGTAGCCCATGCAAAATAGCCAGTAATAAACCATGAAATAAAAAATGTATCAGTTGTCGCAATTACTCTCCACGATATCGTTTTGTAGATAGACCGTATCGGAGAAGGTCGTTTGTTTTTCTTATTTTCTATATAACTATCCGATTCCCAATAGCCGTGATCTTTTATTTCCTCTAAAGGTGTTTTATCTTTCATGTTATTACCTCCTGAAAGGTAAATATCACATGATGATACTTAATTATATAATACGCGACTAGTGCTGTGAATAATAGTATAGAAATTGCTGTAATAATATCCCTCATAAGGATGTTACTACCAGTGTGTAAACGGCCAAAAGGATTGCAGCCATTACTGCATACTTAATGACCTTTAGTATTTTTTCGTAAGCCATAATATATCCTCCATTAGTTGTAAATTAGGGGAGTATTATGTAAGGTAGGGCTAAATGTAAAAAGACCCCGACTGCGGTGGTAGTCGGGGTCCCAAAGTTGTATCCTTTATAATTGTATTATGGCGGATACTTTTTGTAATTTTTACATCAAGTTGTTGACTTGAGCACGACGGTAGTAGACGTTCGCATTTGCTGTACCGGCGCCAGCTGTTGTGGCATCGGATTCTGCAAATGGGTTGATCTGCATTCCATATCGTGTTTTGAAGCCAATCTTCGGCTGGAAGCTATTCTCACCAACGGCACGAACCATCTGCAACGGAACGTATGGGCAATAGAACAAGCCAGCGTCATAAGGTGATGTGCCCTTGTAACCAACAACATAATATTGTGTGGCTGTGGCACCAGTGGCCGGCGTATTACCAGCTGCTGTGTAAGGAGCGACCATATTCATATACGGATCAACGTATACTTTGAGGCGACCGTTTAGGACACCGGCGAATGTGTTACCTGTCGAATCTACATTCAGGTTATCCTGAAGGGCAGATTGATAGTCAAGTAACCCAGCCATTGTCATGGCGGAAGCAACATCAGCAGAACAAATCATAATGTTACCTTTACCACGGCGTGTGTCACGAGCGATTGCATTAGCATCTCTCTCCATTGAGAACATCAAGCCCTTAAATTTCTCAACAGACCAACGACCGTTAGAGTCGGTGTCTAGATCGAAAATACCACGTGTAGTGGTGTTTGTCTGGGCTCCCTGTCTGGAGTTAATGTAAATCGTACGGACTACTTCACGATTGATCTCAGCTAGGATTTCAGCAGACAGAATATTAGCTAGTTCTGTCTCGGCATCCAGACCGTGAATCGCTTTCAAGTCTTGTGCGAGTTCCATTGTGTATTCAGCTTTGAGGGCTCTGGACCGAGCGGTCACAGTTGCCTTCTCAATACTAAATGACATTTGAGCAAAAGCATTACCGGCTGCATCGCCTAGGGCTTCAGCAGCTGCTGTTGTCATACCAGTACCACGTGTCATGTTACCGGATGCAGCACTCATGGCCTTCAGTACATTAAGACCAGACTGGACTGTAGTAGCCGCTGCATTTTCCGAACCAAAGAACGTATTAGCTTCGTTAAATAGAGCTTCTGTACCAGCCTGTGATACATAGCGAGCCTTCATCGCAAAGATAAGACCTGTAGGACCAGTCATTGGCTGGACGCCACAGATGTCATACGCAATAAGCGAAGGCATCGCACGACGAACGAGGCTAATTAGGATCGGATCCCAATTCGCAACACCCGTTGTGTTTGTTGCAGGAGCAGCTTCTGTGAGGAATGAATTATCCTCAGCCATCGCTTTTTCCTGGTTTTCTAAAATTACAGTTGTAACAGCACGCTTGTACGGATCCTTAATCTCTGGGAGGTCAGGATGCTGAAGTACTGGCTGCCATTTTTCCTGTAGGTGTTCAGTTTGAAACATTAGTTTTTTCTCCCTTTTTATATATTTATAAAAAAACTTAGCTCTGCGACCCTACGGCTCGGGCTTCGCCCTTACCAATCGCAGTCATATAAGCAGCCATATTGTTAGTTACATCTTCTTCATTGTACGCATCTTCGGTTGGTGCTGCCTGCCCATCTTCAGTTACTTGAGCTTTCGGAAAATATGAATCTTTGATTGTCTCCAACTTTGTACGATAGTTGTCGGCGCTCTCATATTCAACATTCTCTGCCAGCTCTGCAAACTTCTCTACTTCTGTATCAGCGAGATCAGAAGCTACATCCAAAAGAATCTCATGCTGCTCAAGTTCGTTAATCCTTCGAGTCATCTCAATATTCTTTTGCAACTCCTCATTCAACTTCTCTTCCATATCATCTGCCTTAGAAGCAGCTGCATCAAGAAGATCAAATTGATCATCTGGAATTGTAATATCATGTTTCTCAAAAAGACCACGTAAATCAGCAATAAAACTCTCAGCTATTTCAGCTTTAAGTTTATGCTCAAGTGCTACTTCATTCTTTTTAATCCATTCCTCAACAACATAATTGAGGTAATTGTCTACTTTATCTGACAATTCATCTTTAGCTTCTGTCATAGATTGATCAAAAGCTTCAGCATACTCTTGCTCTAAGCGTTCTAGTTCGGCCTTAATTTTAGCTTTGACAGCCGCTTCAAAAATTGTAGCTGCTTTCTGCTTAAATTCTTCAGACAAACCTTCACCACCTGTAAGAGCTTTAACATCATCGGAAAGATCCATAGCGGCTACTCTTTCGTCTACCGTAATATCTTCAGCCGTAGGCTTCTTCTTACTACGAGTTGCTTCTTCCTCATCATCTCGGTCGAGATCATCTTGACCATCTTCATCGTCATCAAGATCATTACCACCACCTTTAGCTGCTTTCTTCTTTTCTGCTTTACGCGCAGCTGCCAGTTTAGTCTCTTCCGGATCAATGCCTTCGCCTCTCATCTTGTCGCCAACTTCTCCGTCCATACCGGTCGGGGCAACAGTCTTACCAGAAGCATCAGAAGCATTACCTTTCCCATTTAGGCCAGGTAACTTCGCTCGCTTTGCTTTCTTTTCAGCGGCAACACCAGGATCAGAAGGAGCATCAGGAGAAACAACAGCCGGTCCCATGTCTTGTGTTTCACCACCTGGCGTACCAGAAGCTATTTTATCTTCTTTCTGCGCAGGGGCTGCACCTTTCATGGGAGCTCTAGGATCACCTTTTGTATCTAAGGGTCCCGTTGCTTCATCTAAAGTATCTTCGTCATAGAAAGATTCTGTGGCGATTCGCTCTAGTTCTGTGTTTATATCAGTCATGTGGAATACTCCCTGTTATTTTACTTATATAAGTTATTTATAATATTCAAAGTTTTGACAAGAAATCTTCAAAGATTTCAGCTTCTTTAGCTTCTCGAACTTGTTTCTTTTTATATTCCATGTCTAATTCTTTTTTGTATGCGGCGATATCAACTTCTCTTACCGCACCATTATCCCAAATCCATTCTTTACCTTCCATGATACCTTCTACAAAAGCACCTGGTGCAGACGGATCTGCTACAATATCAGCAGCCGTTGCCAAATAAAAATCATCCTTTACAACATTGGCTCCTCTAGGTCCAGGAATTAATGAACCCATACCTCTTGACGAAACTCCTAATTTAGCACCTTCGTTTATGAGATTTTTTACAATCTTACCATACGGAGTATCCATTATCTTAGCTTCACCCATGAAATTCTTTCCTTCAGGATACAACTTTGTAATCATGTGAGATACTCTTTCGAGATTTACAGTCGGACCATCTGGATGTCCTAACTCTCCGAATGCCCTATTCTTTTTAACGTAGTCTTTATTATATCGAGACACTTCATTTTCAAGAATTTCCATAGGATATATTCTATTATTCCTATTCTTTAATTCTGCTTGAAGAAATACACCACGGATCTTGTAATTCTTTTTACCTTCCGTATCATTCTCCATGATATATTCAATATCTTCAATTGATTCAGAGATCAGTTTCATAATTTCTATTCCTCTTTTACTTCAGCCGGATCTCCACTAATCCCTGTGTCTGAACCGGGATGCGGTTCCGGTGGTTGAAATGAATTCTGGGCAATTGATGTTTTGTAATTAGCAATTTCTGCTTCTCGTCTTGCCATAACTGCCGCATCAAATGCATCTTGAGCTCCAGCTAAATCTCCTTCACCTACTTTATCAACCATGTTTCTAATTTTGCGTATACCTGTAGTTGCCATAATATTATCTTCCTCTAATATTTATAAAACTAGTAGTCTGAACCACTATATTCTTGATCTTTAGATGCATCAAATTCTGTGCCACCTGGTGTCGTATCTCTTGGTAAACCATTACCATTAGGACCCATAGGCTGCAGTGCGGCTAACCCCCCACCAGGTGGTTCACCTGGAGGTGTTCCTGCATCTGCATCCATCACACCTTTCTTCTTCTCTGCTTCAATTTGCTTGTCTATTTCATCTATCTCTGTATCTGATTGATGTAAGATATAACGTCGGACATATTCTACTGAATAATATACTCCAACATATTCATTAACTGCTTGCAAACTTTCAAGTCGAGAACCTAAAATTTCAAGTTCCTTCAAATCATGGAAATGATTGTCATCCTGAAAATCGTAAACTATAAATTCTTTAAAGCTTTCCCAATCTTCATCAGTTATAATACCCTTGAGTATTAATTGAGTCTTGAGTAAGTCTTGGAACAGCTCCGAAAACTTCTTACGGAGACGTTGAATAAACTTTGTAAACTTTATCTCATCTCGGGTAATCTCTGTAGAGCGACCTAGATTAAAACCACCTTCTGATTCTAAACGAGAGATAGGAATGTTCAATGACTTGTAAAGTTTCTTTTGAAAATACTTTACGTCTTCCAGCTCACCTAAGTTTTGTCCACCACCAAGTGTAGTGATCTCTGTTCCTCGTCCACCTTCTCTACGAGGTAACCAGAAATCTTCAAGCATTGACATTTGGTTTCTGTCATCTTTGACTTCACCTGTGTTCGCATCATACACTAACTTGTTACGATAACGAGTCATCACATCTTTGAGATAAGCCTCAGCCTTAGGCTTCGGTAAGTTACCTACATCAATGTAAAAGATTCTACGTTCAGGTGCTCGTGAGATTCGATAGATGACTACAGAATCTTCAATCATCCTCAACTGATTAGTTGGCTTGATTGCTTTCTGTAAGTGTCCGTAGACTTGATTGGTTGTAGGATTATAGATACCAGACGTTACATATACGATAGCGTCAGGAGAAATTTT